ATACCAAATGTAGAAAGTAATGTTCTTAAACCAGCAACAGTACCTTTACGTTGTAATAATAGAGGTAAGTTATGATAAATACGTTTGTATGATTCTGCTAAAATATCTTTTTTAGGAATGTTATTAATATAACTTCCTGTAGCAGAAAAATCTGTTAAATATCCACTATATGATGCACTACCTGTATTAGCACCTAATAAATAATTAGCAATATTTTGATCACCAAAACTATTAAATATACTTACTCCTAAAGATTGTAATAAACTATATACAAGATCTTTAGAAATACCAATATTTAAATTATTATTAGATAAATTTATATCAGTAATAGATGTTATATAAATCCAAATATTATCAAAATATTGACCCATCATATTTAAGAAGGTCACATAGTTGTCATTATTTGGATCATCTACTATATATCCAGGAACTGAGTATTTAAAATAATTTACATTTGTTAAATCATAATCTTCTGCCTTACCTAAAGAAGAACTATACCAAGTTATAGAATTTAAAGATCCCGTTGATAATAAAATATATGGTTTAGTATTACCTGATTTTGGGAAAGGTGTTATGCCATATTGGGCTGAAGATGTTACTGATCCTGATTCAAAATATAGATAATTTTCAAATCCATCAAAATTAGATATAAGTGTATTAATACTAGATGAATATGAATTTATTTCTGATTGTAAACTACTTGTTGTTGCAATGAATGGTTTATAAGTAGTTATAAAGTTATTATAAATTTCAATTTGTTTTGCTTTAGTATAAAAGTTTTGTACACGAGAATAAGCAGATCCAAATTTAACAAAACTACCAAATCCACTTTCATCACCACCACCATCACCATTATAGTTAATATTAATACTAATGCTTTGAGAAGCATTTAAATTAAATAATCCTTCTTGATTATTAGAAAAATTATTTAAATATGGTGAGTCAGTTGAACCAAATCCAAATCTTGATATATTATTAAAATTAGGTCCTCTTAATACACTTCCTGTAGGTAAAGATAATATAGCATCCAAATTAATATCAAAAACATATGGAGTAGAAATTTCTTCTATTACCCATAAAGATGTTTTTTCATCAATAGATTGATCTAATTCATTATATAATTTAAATAAGATTTCATACCCAGTATCAACTCTATTTAAGACAATATTAGTAATAATTTCTTGAACATTATTATTAAAATTTAAAAGAAAAGGATCAAAATAAGAAGAAGAAGCATAAGTATTAATCAAGTCAAGAGATCCAGTTTCAAGTTGAGCATCAGTTAATACTGTAGATCCTACTCTAATTTCAGTTCTGTCTGGGGATATTTCTTTTATAAATAAAGCTGCTTCAGGAAATTTAGATATTTTATTTTTAAAAATATTGTATTGAACCTTAAATTCCCCTGATGTATATCCTAAATTCTGTAAGTCTTGTACAGGGTCTATTTCAATAATAGGATAAGAAGAAGATGTGGTAGATAAGTTAGAAACAGTTCCTACTTCAGCTCCTGTTGCCGTTTGATTATTAGTGTTAAGAGAGGAAGAAATACCTGGGTTTAAACTATAATCTGTTGGTAATTTATAGCTGTTGTAATTGTAGTTATTTTCTAATAAATTATCTCCAATATCATAAACATGATACTCTATATAATCTTTAAAAGGATCAAAGTTTTTATTAATCTTTCTAGATAAAATCAGTCTTAAGTCATCAGTATCATAACGTGATACTTGAGTTGTATCTAATATACTACCTATTATTTTAATATTATCTGCCATTATTGCTGTAATGATATTTCTTTAATTTGTTTAACTGTTGTTTGAATTTCAACCAACTGTTGTCTTAGTGATGTTATCTCTTCTAATAAAGCTTGAACATCAGTTTCATCTGTTCTTACCCCTAAAGTACCAGCTATTCTATCTAATAACTGTCTTAAAATATCTGGAGGGATTAGATCGTATAGTGAATCAAATAATGCTAAAAAATCTTCTAGAGTAAAAGCAGGTACTTCTCCTTGAGCATTTAAATTAGCAGCAGGAGATAACTGTGTAAATTGTCTATTAATTACTTTATCGAAAGCATCTTTATCAAATACTGTTTTCTCTAATGGTATACGAGACATTATCTTATAACTTTAAAATAGTAATTATTATCAGATATAACTGTTTCACCGTTAGTTAACACAGTTTTAAATAATAATTTATAATAACGTTCAGGTTCTAATCCATTCATATAAACATCAAAATAACTACCACTAGCATCATAGCTAATTTTAGTATAGTTTGTGTCGTAATCTACGACAATTTCTTCGGTATCCAAGTCCTTTATTGACCAGTATGAAGAAGTAGGTAATGCTTTATTATCTAAATAAAAAGAAGTTGTTTGAAATCTTCTTGTTGGAAATTGATCTCTAACATTTACTCTAAAACGTTGTACTGAATCTTGTTGGTATTCGCTTTTGTTATTACCTAAAGTAACTGTAAATAAACTTGAACTAACTATAGCTATTGAACCTGTATATGATGCATCATTCCATCTTATTTCTAAGCATGGGGGATAAATTGTATGAGTATTTCCTGAGAAGTATTTTGTTTCAAATTTAGAAGCTGTTGTAAATTCTATAGATGAAGAATGTTTTAAAATAAAACCATCATTAGGGATTGAACTACTATACCAAGCTTTTACAGTATTAGATACTTTTAATTCAATATCTTTAGAAGTTGAGTTAGTAAATGATTGTGTTGATTGGTAATTTATATTTGAATTCCATGTACCACCACCAGACACTGCTGCACTTCCACTTCTATATGAACCTGTTACCCCTGATGGGTATGATCCATTAATCCAAGCACTACCACTATTTTGATCTTTGTATTTCCAACTTACTCCATCTGTAGTTATAGGAACATTACCTAATCGACCAGTGCCCATATTCCAACTTCCAGATAATGGATGACATAATAATGTATAGTCTAAAGGTAGGGATGAAGCGTTAGCTAAATATAACTTTAAATAAACATCAGAATCATTATTTTTTACTTTATCAGCAAAAACACCGCTTATTTGAGCAAAAGGGAATTTAATAACAGCACGTGATACCTCATCAGTACCATTAATAGAATAATAAGTGCTTATTTCCAATATTTCATCTAATCCTGTATTAAGAGTTGGATAGAACGAATATAAGGTAGCACTCTTTTCGGGGAATATTTTATATATAGCCATAGTTAGTAATTACTACATATAAATATGTTAACTACCAAACTATTTTATGCTAATAATGCGTAATATTCTTTAAAATGTTTAATACGATCAGCTAAACCAATCGTACCACCATTAACACGTTTAGTAATAGATGTAACAACTGCATCAGTTGCACCGCCATCTGCCATAATGTGTAATTTGTTTTTATTAAAGAACCATGCTGCTGATAATAAAGCATATTTTTCTGCTACTACTGTTGGATTAGCAGCAATATCTTCATTTATTGATTTACCAAAGGCTGTATAGTTATCTTTTCCTGTTAATTGAATATAACCACGACCACAAAATTTAGCACCTTCACCTGATGCTTCAGGTCCGTTACCCATTCTCCCACCATAAACCTTATTAGCGATTTTTTCTGGTTTGCGTTCGTACTGTTTAGCTAATGCTTCATTTGGGAAATATTTTTTAAATATGCCCATTAATCCCTTAGCACTATAATTTAAATTTTCTTTTGTTAAACGGAATCCACCACTCTCATGTCCACATTGTGCTAAGAAATGAGCTAAACGTAATGGGGTGTTAATTTGAAATTTTTCCATTACAGCAGGGATCTGTTCAATAACTTTATCAGGAACGTGTCCTTTTAATTTTTGTAAATTCATATTTTTAATTTTTAATAAGTAACAACTCTACCTTGAATATCAGTATCAGGATATCTTACTTCAAATATTGAAGGATCTGCTGAGGGATATATATTACCGTTTCTAGTAGCTCCTGATATATCATATCCTAAAGCAGAATAAGTATTTCCATTTATATCTTCTTTATTGGTTATTTCTAATTTAACTACAGATTGTACTCCTTTAGTTTGTAATAAAATAACTGTAATTTCTGATAGTATAATTGGGCGATTAATTTGCCATTTATCTATATTAAAATAATTTTTTAGATTATTAATACATTCTTGTAATACAAGTTGATTACTAAAACCACCAACTACTGTTATATCAAAATTAATCCCTATATTAATATAAAATGCATCTCTAATATTAATAGCATCCGTTACCATTCTATATTCATTCAAATATGTTGATAAATTTTCCTTTAAGGTTGTTGTTGCTTGAGTTAATTGTTTTTTATCATTATAAGCTAAAACATACATATCCAAAGACAATGGATTAGAAACGGCTGTTGGAGCTACAGTTTGTTGTGGATTAGAGTTTAAATCTTGACTAACATATACTTTAGATATACTACCATAATCTGAAGGTAATGATAGTGCTCTAACAATATAATCATTTTTAGTTACAGCACGTAATTGAGATGAATGAGCATATAATGCATTATTTCTAATTTCTTCTATCTCATCAGCATTTCTACCACCTGAAGATGGGTTAGGATTTGTTGATACTAAGCTATCTTTAATAGTGTTATCTACAATAGATGATTTAAAATAAATTGTTGATGTATCAATATTTGTTAAATCATTAGCAGGTATATTTGAAGTAATACCCCCACCAACTAAATATCTTACTGTTAATGTTGTATTTGATGGTGCTAAACCATATTCTTGAGTATAGAATATAGATGTTTGATTATAGTTATCTAATAAATTAGATATGCCTGGTACTAATCCTAGTTGAATATTATCAGGGGTTGGAATTATATCATCATCTGACTTATTAGAAACCCCAGCACCAAATTCTAATTGTAAACTATTATTAGATAATAATCTTGAAACAAATCTACGTGGTACACGTTTTAATTTTAATAAATAAGGAACTTGGTCTGAATTAAATGTTGGATTAGATAATCTATCGTAAATTGTAGATTGGGCTAAATAAGGTACTTCATACCAAAGATTTCCATCACTATCTGTTACATCTAAAATCTGCAATACGTTAGTATCACTTATATTAATAGTTGAAAATTTTTGAGGAGTAGAAAATACAAATTCTGCTGTTTTAATTTCAGCCGATATAGCAGGAATTGATTTTTTAACTAAAAAAGTATCGTTATCAAAAAAAGTAATAGTTGCACTTCCCGTATCTGTAAAGTCTACTTGTTGTGTAGTTAAAAACTTAGTTCCAGTAGAAATAGAAGTTAATGTTGTATTTGCAGGAACTATTAATCCATATGTTGTATCTGGAATTAATGGATTTGATCCTGGAAGAGAGGGCATTTGTTGGTATAAATCAATTATTGTTGACGAGGCATATGATGCTTTTGGACGATATCCTAAAACATAAGATATGGCATATAAATTCTCTTTTTCCTTAGCATACAATAAAAAATTTTCTTGGATTTGATTATCAAGATAAAATGACATTACATCACCAACATACGATGCCATTTCAATGAACATTGCTCCTGGATTAGCATCTGAAAAGTCATTATATGCTGTTGGGAAATAAGTTTTAGCATAGTTAGTTAAATTAGATTTAAAATCACTAAAACTTTTGTTTAAATATTGTATATTATTATCTGCCATTATTATTGAAATTGTACTGTTACTTGATCAGGGGTGTTTGAAATTCTTAAACGATAGTCTATAGTTACATTTAAAGTATTATAATCAATATTAGGTTCTACAACAACATTTGTTAATTCTACTTCAGGAATAAAAATATTAATAGCATCTATTATTTTAGTTTGTAATAAATCTGTATTAGATTGAGTTATATTATCAAATAATGATCTTCTTAAATCTGCTCCAAATTCAGGATTCATTATTCTTTCGCCTTTATCCGTTAGTAATAAATTAATTAAATTAGATTTAATTTGTTCTTTAGTACTATATGTTTTATTAAATACGCCTTTAGCATTAAAGGGTAATGATATCCCAATTACAATATTTTTCTGTAAATCTAACGGATTTACTCGTATTGTTTGAGGTATTGGCATATTATCCTAAATTTCTTAATCCTGATCTGTCTTGAGCGGTCATATTGTTAGCGGCATCATTAATAAAAGCTAAATAAGGATTAACAGGTTCACCTGTAGCCTCATCAACGGCATTAATTACTTCTAATTTAGGTGCAGCTGATTGAAAACCAAATGCTTCGCCCATTTGAGCAGCTAATTGACTACGCACTCCACCTGGTAGTGGGTTAGTTGGTACATTAGCACTGGTGAAATTCATTGTTCTACCTTCACGTAATGCTTTTTTGTCTTGTTTAACCATATGCTCTTCAAGAATATATGGTAATTCTTCATGAATAGCATCAATTACTGCTTCTTTGATTAATTTTTTAAATGCTTTAATGTTCATAATTATAAATATTTTATCCTTGTAAATTTTGTTGGTCAATTTGTAATTTTAGCTGATCTACTAATTGTTGTGGGTCTAATGTAAATGAATAATCACTTTTTAATTGTTCTATACCTCTAGCATTAACAGCCACGGCATAATGGCGTTTATTTCCTTTAACTACAAATTTAGGATCATCTTCTTTTTTAAGAATAAATTGAAATCCTTTGTAACTGCCTAAGTTATTTAAACCATTATTATTTGGTATTATCTGATTTGAAAGATTTGTTAATTCAGGTATTGAAGAATTTGCTAATATATCTTTTAACGAATCAGTACTAGCTGTTGGATTTTGCTTTACTAGTAGGGCAAGTAATGAAGAAGAATTACGTAATCTATCTGCATAATCATTATCTGATTCTCCATCTTTTCTATTAATATCAGAAGTTGGGTCTTCACTAGATGCTACTATTTGACCTATATAATCAAATAATTCATTATCATCTAATAATTGCAATGTTTTATCTTCTATTCTTTGATTAATTTCACGTAATTGTCTTTTTAAATCTTCTAATATAGCAATGGCGGATTGCATCATTGGTATTAATATAGATAAAATAGAGCCTAAAGCATCACGAATTTTTTTTGCGTTAGCCCATTTAATAGTTAATGGTTTTGCTAAAGCTCCAAGAGGTGAAGCTCCTGGGATTAAATTTAGAATTGCTGTTAATATTCCAAATACTGTTAATATAATTTGTAGTGTTCGTAATATTGCTAATATAGCTCTTAATAAATTCTGCTGTTGATTAATACGACTTATACATCCGTTTCTTGCTACTCTAGCTTGGTTTAATTGGGGTAAGGTAACAGCAGCGTCAATAATACTATTGGTTTTATCTACTAAAGCTTGCAACTCAGCATTATTAGTTATTATTTTAACTACTTCTTGTACTACAATAGCACCAGCAGTTACTGCTAAAGTTTTAAATAGATTATTTTTTAATTGTTGAATTTTTTCAGATTGATATAATTTTTTTAAAGTTTCTCTATTTAACTTTGCACCAGCTATTTTTGCTTTAAAATCAACAAATTGTTTTATTGCAGGACCAATTTTATCTTCAACTATTTTTTTTAATCTAAATTCTAAAGTAGTTAAAAGTGCATCTACAATTTTCTTTTCAGCTTCATAATTACGATTTTCTAAAGCAATAGCTTCTTGATATTCTTCATCGTTTAGTTCTGGTGGTGTTTCTATTACTCTTCCAAATTCATATGTTGTTTGACCTATATTTTTTAAAGATAAATTGTATAAATTTGTAATATGATTTTTTTCAATTTCAATTTTTTTTAAAATTGTTCTTTCAATTTCATTTTTTAATCTAGTAACAATATCTAAAGCTCCACCTATAACTTTTTGTTTTGCATTATCTAATATCTGTTGTCCAAAAGCTTGTGGGTTTTGAACAGTAGATAAAACATTATTTATATCTGAAGGGATGAAGGATGATATGTTTGATTGTAAATCAGCCATTATATTGTAAAGGTATGTTTAGATAATAATTTTTGAATTCTATCGTAAAAAGGTTTTAACTGTGATTGCAATGCGTCTCCAGAAGCTCTTAATTTAGTTGAAGGACTACCTTCAGGATCACTTGCTGCCGATATAAGACTAAGAGCGTATGCATCTAAAGATTTTAACAAATCTAAAAGAAATTGTGCTGTTTGGTTTCCTAATAATAAAGGTTCTGTAGGTGCTGTTAGGTCAAATTTAGTGCCTAAAAGTATTTTAGGATTAACTGATGTTATAGAGGCAGGTGAGTCTTCTTTTACATTAAGATGAATATATCTTCCAGCATTTAAATTAATAACTTGATTTGTACTTATCTCAATATTTGAATCAGCAAACAACATTATTTCATCTTTTTTAGAATTTAATATTATTTTATCTGCATTTAATATTACTTGAGACTCAGTATAATTAGAAATACCTAAAGGTAATGTTAATGGATTTATAGGATCCTTTATATTATTTCTTAAAGGAATACTTTGATTAGTAGTGAGGTATATTGAAGAAGCATCTTGATTAATTTGTTCAATATAATATTCTTTTTTAGGATCATAAGCATGACCATTAGATATAATAGTAATAGGACTTGTTTGTAAACCAACATCACTCCACTCATTTATATTACTTGCTACTCTTACTGTTCTTCCTAAACGAATAGAATTACCCGATCTTCCCTTTATTATATTATCACCTTCATAACTTAATAAGTTTCTAATAATTTTATTTTCTATAAATGTTTTACCTACAGATGCCTTTGCATTATTAGTTTGAGTATTTAATTGAAGATCATTCCATAAATTTATAGAAGTAACATAATATTTTTGTGTTGAAAAAGGATTTATCTGAGTAGACGGAGAAGGTAGTTCTTCAATTATGTAAACTAATTCACCTAATAAAGGATAATAAGATACGTTTGGGAATAAAGGTTTAGCAATATCACATTTATCAAAATTATTATCAAGATTATTAGTAAAGGGATCTATATTTTTCGCTCTATTATAATCTAAGAAAAAAACAGTTCCCATACCTCCATATCCACTAACCTTTTCAAATTGTTTAGATGTAGGAGTATTATTAGTAGTAACCACACCCATTACTTTACCTACTTTAACAGATTGTTGTTTTGGTAAAGACGATTGCCCTGAGGTTTTATTCATACCCGACGAAAACTTACTAACTCCTGTTTTTATAGTTAAACCAACCATTATTTAATAGTTTCGTATTGTAATTGTGGTTTTTGAGGAGCTTGTTCTAGTAATTTCTTACCTTCCTCTTCTATTGCTTTTTGTTCTTCTAACAAAGCAGTAATTTCATCCATATTAATTAAATCCTGTCCAGCATTAGCATTAACAGTTGACGCACGTTGTGCAATAGCTGCCATTTTAATCAGCTGTTCATTATTTTTTACATTAACATCAATTAAATCCTTAACAGTAGGCATCAACATTACCGCGGAACCCGCGTTAGATGTTGCCATAGGTTTCATAGTATCAATAAACTCTCCAATTTGTTTATCAATATCTTTATTATTTTTGTGTATTTTCTTAAATAAATCCGATAAGGACATACCGTCAAATACAGTCACGTCGTCAAAATTAGCCATAAAATGCGTTTACGTATAAATATAAGTAATTAAATCTTTATATACCCATGATCATAATACTCATTATATAGTCGAGTACGTAATGTATCTAACTTTTTAATAATCTTAGTAATCTGGGGGGTCGATACATCTGTCATTTCGCGAATATAGATGTATAAAGCCTTTTTATTAAATATTTCTAGCGTTTCACGCTTACGAAACAATTCAATAATAGCGTCGGCTGTCTGAGCATCATGTTGTTTTGGAAATAGGGTATGGATGTGTTTATCAATATACATTATATACTGATTAATGAATAGATTTGGTGAATGCATTTCATCAATAGCATCCATAGATTCGTATAATTGTGTTTTATCTTCATCTATATCTTCCACATCAGCCTTTTCTTGTAACTTCTTATAATTATTTTCATTATAAACAATAAGATAGCGTTTAGCAATAGTACCAAAGTAACTAAATGCCTTACCTTTTTCAGCCTTATATAAGTGTAATTTTTCAAGCAAGAAAGTAATAACTTCATGCTTTAGATCCTCAATAGTATCAGTATCGGTATAGTAAAACTTAAATGTATGAATAATATTTTCAGCCAACTTGTAAAAACCATATTTGATACGCTCATTATAAATACGATTACGTTCAGCTGTATCAACAGTAATAAGGTACTCTACAATAGCATCCTCAGTATCTTGAGTAAAATAAATTCTTGGTTCTTTTGGTTTACGCTTACGAGGTTTACCGCGTTTAGTTAACGCTATCGTTTCATCATCGTCTCCGAATATATCGTAGTCGTAATCTTCTTCATATGGATATGCCATGTTATTATCTTAGTTTTAATAACAGTATACGAAAGGAAAGTAACGTAACCAAACTAGTTTTTACGTGTATTGAATTGACTTACTAAAGTTTGGATTTCTCTTAAGTTTTGAAAAAACGTTCCAACTTCATCATCGGCTTGAAAAGCACCTTGCAAATCTAATTCTTTTAATCTAGCTTCCCCATCGGCAGCAATAATACCAATAGCATCAACATATTCTTGTTGTTGAATAAATGCCTTTTCTAAAGCATTATTACGTCTTATAAGTAAAAAAGCACCAATGATAGCTAATTCAATTAAATGAATTATTACTACCCATAAAGCTATTATCATATTTAATTATCGTTTAGGGGCAAATTGACTTTCAAATTCATCCGGCTCAATAGAAATCATTTCACGGATAGATTCGATTTGTTCTTTTAATCGTTCAACAGATTCATTCACATCATTTTGTGAACCACCTCTATTTACTTGAATTTCAATTCTGTTTACTGTTGTTCCTAGTTGTACTAATTTATCAAGTACGTTGTTTTTATATCTCATAATATATGTTTATATATAAATATACGGCAATTCCTGTCCCCACAATTCCTGCTACTCTTCACGTTTCTTCCCATCCACTTATTCAAACCAACCGTAGGTGGAAGTTACGTAAAATTTTTTATATCTCCAAAGAAGAAGAGTAACTTTTGGTTACTCTTTATTTCTAAATGATTTTAATTCTTCTCGAATCATATTTTTTAAATGCTCCTTGACTGAATTAATTTTAGGGGATTTATTTAGAATAGTATTAATAGTTTTAATTGTAGTTGGATCACTAACAGTAAATTCAAACGTATCGTCTAGTTTATTATCTTTAATATCAAAACTATCAACTTGAACCCCGACACGTTCTATTTTATTAAGAAATGCTGCTTTATCTCCTAATTTTATCTTATAATGTTTTTCCATATCTATAAATATTAACCTTTAAATTTTCTATTCAAGTTGCTTGTACCTCCACTAATCCTACTCTTATACGTATATACTAGATATCCAAGTTTTTTAGGTCCTCAAACCAACTGTTTTCGGTCCTACCATCCCACCTTATACTTACACCGTCAACAGATTTACGAACATAAGTAGGAAGTTGATCACCAACTAAGCGATAATAAGTAATAACATCCCATTTTGGGTCGTGTGGG